GAGTCTCGAACCCGACAGCAAAGGGAGTTAGTTGATTTATGTTTAATCCAGGCATGTTATTCTCCTATTAAGCAAGATTAATTATATTTGATGGTTACACCATCGGTTAGATGTAAAGCCCTTGCGGCACTCTACAAATCTATTTATACTCCAGTACTACCAATACCGCCATCACGGTCAGTTTTTTGTACTGGTTTTTCTGTAATTTCTGCAAACTCAGATGTGACTACTGCTGTTAATCTACACTGGGCTAATCGTTCACCGTGTTCTACGGTAACCAAGCTGTCTGATGCATTCATTACGATAATATGAGTTTCCTCCACATAATCGCTATCAATGATTCCAACGCCGTTTACTAAATGTAAACCTTTCTTCGTCGCAACACTTGAACGAATATACATTTCAATACAATAGCCATCTGGGATATCAAAGATTAGGCCTGTTGGAATAAGGACTCTTTGCATCGGTTGAATTTTGATTTTGCCGTTCTTAACTACGAGTGGAACTTCCTTATTCCACGCATCGTAGGCTTTAATTCTTTTGCCGTCTTGGGATTCGAGGCACGCTTTAACATCAAAGCAAGCTGAGCCTGCGGTTCCATAAGTGGGGAGTTCTGCGTTGGGTCTACATTTAAATACATTCATTATAATTTCTTCCTTCAATTTATGCCAATAGTTATTTCTTACCAATATTATACTTAACTGTTAATTCCCAATCGTCCTTTTCTTTAAACGAAATGATTTTGATTTGATTAATAGAAGCGACAAGATCTTTAGTCTTTGAAGGATCTACAATTTTAACAAGTTCCCATTCTTCCAATAAGTTCACAATCGTATTACGACGTGCTATATCTTCTTCAGTTAACGTGTTATGCTTTCCGTCAAGTATAAACAATTCTTTAAAATGTAGAATCGCATATCTACCTTGTTTGTGTAAGATATGACATGACTGATAGAGCTTTCTTTCTTTACGGCTGGAAATACCAATGCGGGTCAGCGTTTCTTTTACCTTTAGGAATGAATCCTGTGTAGGTAACTCAACTTCGACACCGACTCCTTTGAAAATATCTGTGCCCATGATAATTCACCTTTTTAATTATTATATTTAGTGGCAATGGTAGTATATATACCATATAACATTATTTATAATAATCAATTCTTAGCCGCCTTTAATAACTTTATCATGGACAGCATTAAGTTGATCTTTAGACAGTGCTTTAAAATATTGTTTTGCTACTGTTCTATTACATTGATACACGTGCTGAATTACATCAAGGTCTTTATCTTTGTCAGCTTTCGGCCACTTGGAAAATCTTTTACGTTTCCTTAGGACAGATCTATAATAATCGAACTGCGCTTCATGGAAAAGACCATGCCGCATATTCATTTCGTTAGCATGCAGAATACAGTCATCGAAGTTTACAAAGCCACGATTTATAATGAATGCGTTATATTGTTTTACCGTATGTTCTGGCTGATCACTATCACGAATCAGATCTTCTTTAGTGAAAGAAGCCGCGTTCATAAAATCAAACGGGTTAAGGTCTTTCATCAAGCACCTCTTTAAGTTCAGTTGCCAATTTATTAAAATCAATGCCACAAGGTTCACACAAAGTAATTTTATGTTTGCCGTCAGCAGTAATCATTTCAACCGTCCAAGCTTTCTTTTTGGTTGTCTTTGCGTTACACTGAAAACAGGTTTGTTTAAACATTAAACGAACTCTGATTCAATCATAACTTCAGTTAGAAAAGCAACCATGTTAATTTCTTGGTCAGCAACCAAAGAAGACTTGTACATGTAATCAGCAAGTGTAACAATAAAGCCAGCCTGACTTCGTAATTCAACTTTGCCATTCATTGCATCATAGATACGACGAAACATTTCGTTCATATCTTGGTCAGAGTTTTTAGCAACCCATGAACGCATATCAGTAAACTTTTTAGCTTTGAGCATTCTGAATACTTCATCAATAGATTCTTCTTTGAGATTAACAAAGATACCTTCGTCAATTTTACCAGAAGCAGCATATGATTGTAATTCAGTTAATACTCTACGGAAATCAGGAAAGTGTTTCTCAATTACTTTGCCAACAACTGGCTTGGAGTATTCAACACCTTCATTATCAAGAATAGCAATAACACGTTTAAAGAACTGCATTGCCATCTGTGGCTTTTCTTTAGTATCAATAGAGAAGTCTACTTCAGATAACCTTGAACGTAATGGACCGATTATACGATTCTTGAAATTACAAGTAAAGATAAATCCACAGTTAGAAGAGTATTCTTCAATAAAGTTACGTAGAGCAGGTTGAACGTTAGCAGCATTAAGATAATCTGCTTCATCGAATATAACATACTTACGACCGGTACCTGTTAGAGATACTGCAGATGCAAAAGTAGAGATGTCATATCGGAGAGTATCAATATTAACATTAAGTGAACCGTTCTTTACAATATAGTCACAACCTAGCTCTTCGAGCATTGCCTTAGCAATAGTTGTCTTGCCTACACCTGGTCCGCCTGTTAATAATAGATTTGGAACTGAGCCGTCTTTTACAAACTTACGGAAGGTTTCTTTCATTTGGTCTGGAAGGATAGTGTCTTCAATAAGTTGCGGTCTATACTTTTCGACCCATAAGACTTCGTTTGTTTTTGCGCTAATCATCATAAAATCACCATAACATAATATAAAAATTCGGGAAGCCACGGGGATTGATCAGAACGACCAACCCCCGCTTCTCGAGAAGCATGTACGTTGACTAACTAATTAATCAACAAGCTTGCCAGCTAATTCGCCAGTAGGAATTGTAGCGACTGCCACATCCTGCTCGCTAACACTTGGATCTTGTTTTGGACTTTTCTGACGGAGGAATGCTTCGATTTTATTTCTCAACATACCGACCCCAGCTAGTTCCTGACCTTGAAATCCGCCACGCTGCGAGACTACATCAATAATCTGTAGCAGTGTAGATAGATCTCCAAGATTGATTACCACTTCTTGTTCTTGACCTTGCTGTTGGCCAAAATTGCCATTTACTGGTTCGTTCATAATTTTACCTTCTATTTTTTGTTATAAGTCGACTTTGAATCTATAGCCACGAAGTACGTGACACTTGTTCCTTTAAACTGTGAGATACCTTTTGAACAAAGAGTAACCTCATAATCTAAAGGCATTAGTTTCAAATTATCAGTTTTAATGATAATTTGGAACACATCGGCAGTTTCCCCAATTTCAATGCCAAAGTCATCTGCACCGTTATTAGAACTGTCGATTGCTTTCAGATAGCATTTGCCGCCTTCGCCAACAAATGCAATCTCCGAAAATTGTAATACCCCTGCAGCTTTCTGCACCGAGGCAAGATCTCCATTTGTTACATTCACAACAACATCAGCCGAAGGAATAACAATTTCCTTCTCTGGTGGAGTGTGGATCATTGAGAGATCAGCAAAAACGTACTTGGTACGTCTCTTACCTTCCGATATAATAAAGTATTTATCAAAAAACTCCACATCTGGATCATTGTACAGAGATAAAATTGATAAAAATCTTGAAAGATCATAAATGCAAGCATCTGATGGTATTGTATCAGGAATGTCTGCAATCGCAATCAGGGTTTTCTCTGGAGTTATAGTCTTAATAACATTACCGCTTGCCAACAAGATAGACTTGTTGATTGCAGTAAAGCTTTTTAGGACCGTCAAGGTTTCGTTAGAAAGTTTCATACTATAGATTTCTCCGGTTTCTTTGTTATTAATAGTATATTATATACCATTTACTTAGACTTGTCAATAGGATTATAGGCTTTTTTATTAGATTTTTCATCTGCAGTTGCCGTTACTCCTAGTTGACCCAACGTTCCCATGTCACCTTTAAAGATATAAGAACCAACATGGTTTATTTTCATCCAAGGACACATCCATACTTTCAAGTCGATCTCTCGAGCTTTATGGCAGAAGAAGTAATCCTCAGATAAGTACCTTCTTGATTTTGGGTCAATGATACAATCAAAGTAGGCGTGAATATCTCGAGAACCGTCAAATTGTTCTGTTCTTACATGGTCAGGTCGATATGCTAATTCTGGATAAGAGTCACGATACTTTTCTAGCGCGGCTCTTGTAATTAACATAAACCCAGTGCCACCTTCAGCAACTTGAACAGGTTCCGAGAGTTTAAATTGCTTAATTCCAGCAACTGGATTAAAAACAAAATCTGATGTATATTGTTCTAGTTCGAACGGGTTATCTTTACCTATACCTTGCTGGGCAGCTATTGATACCTTTTCCCAAGCAATTGTCTTCTTAGGATATGGACCACATACAATATCGTATTTTTCTGGATCTGATATTTGTAACGCAAGTAACGCAAGAGCATCTCTTGGATCAAAGCCAATATCTGCATCAATAAACAGTAGATGCGTACAGTCAGACCGCATGAATTCATCTACGATATAATTCCTTGCTCTTTGAATTAAACTCTCATTAAATAGAAAGTAATACTTCAGTGGTATTTTATGAGTTGAACATAGCATACTTAAATCATTAGTTGATTTAGTATAGATTCCTGTACACTGACCACCATACATAGGTGTACCAATAAAGAGTCTTTGTTTTTGTAGTTCTTCTGTTGATACTTCTAGCTTCATACTGTAATTTGCTCCAAATCGTTTTCGGCTCGAACAATTGACTGTAACCTTAATACATCAGCCAATATATCCCATGAGCTGTCGTGTGCTTTAAATACTGAATCCCACTTCTCGTCATTTGCACAAGGGGCGAATCCATTCTTCTTTAATTCAAAATTGAACTTTGCATCAATATAAGTTCTTGTGTCTCTTACGCTATAAAACTTAAGGTGTTGATTCATATGAGCCAACTTACCTTGAGATTCAAACAGCCTAGCAAGAATAATAGGATCAAAGGTATTAGACCTTGACCACCAATACTTAATCTTAGGACCTTCAATCAAAAAGTCAGTGAACTGTTTAACAAAATCAGCAACAGAAAGATCAGAAGTCTTAGGCGAAATATTTGCCCTTACTTCCTTACTCTGTTCGCTCCAAAACTTTAGAGTAGACTCATTAATTTTCCATCCATAGTCTTTTACTTGCTCTGAAATACTCAGCTTAAACTTTTTACATCTTGAGATATCAGCAAGAGTGTAAGGATCGTCAGTGACCATCTTCTCCCAATTAAATACCATTACTGATACATCAATGACGGCGCAGTTATTTACGTCCTGTCCCATTGTTTCAAAATCAAAAATTAAATCATTTCGCATGTGTTATTCCTAAATATTAAATACTATTATAACAAACTTCTACAAGAATGTCAATAGTTTTATCCAAAGAATTCTTCTAAATTTGGAGTCATATCCTTTCCCAAAGGATCATATACCATTTCTTCTTTATGGTTATTCTGTCTTAGGAATGTTGTTTCAGAGAATTCTAATTCACCACGAAGGAACTTAGCAATTTCAGTATGAATACTACAAGATGTAGGAACAGGTACGTTCTGAGCAATATGATTTACTTTTGCTACACCACCTACGAGTTCAAAATCAGGTGGGAATCCCATCATGTGTAAAGCTTCACGAATTGTCAATGACCTTTCATGTTTTGGGTGGATTGAGTCAACCATATTACGACCGATGACTGCATTCATATATTCGCCAAAGACGTGAACCGAACCATCCCAAATACCTTTACCCATACCAAACTTCATCATCGCGTGTTCAGATAGTTTGGTACCCTTTTCATTGTTTGTATCTTTAAACCATTTGTTTGCTTCTTCCAACATACCGTTACGTTGAACCCATTGGAATGTAGATTTAATATCTTCTTCAATACATACTTCACGAGGATCGCGGTTTGTTTTTGCTTTGATGAATTTATAATAAGGTTCAGTATCAATGTTCTTATTAATAATTAGATCTTGTTGTAACGCATCATCAGGAATTTCAGATAGATATTCAGTAAATGTTTTACGATCTTTCTTATACCAATTCATAATAGGTGCAGTTTTGGATTTCCATCCAATCGCAAAAGTACGATCTCTTGCTTGAGGTAGACCATGATATTTAGAACTTGTTTTATATAACGTTAAGCTATAACCACGTTCTTCACAGATCTTATAAAGATTTTCAGCAACACCTTGACCTTTCTTTGTATATAATGCAGGAGCGTTTTCAACTACAACAACTTTTGCACCAAGACGGTCAATCCCATCTTCAAATACTTTATACATCCATTCATTCTTTGCGCAACCTGAACCTTTTACTTCTTCGCTCTTACCAGTATTCAACTGAGATAGAGCAGCACAAGGTGGAGTTCCAGAAACAACGTCAACCTGACCTCTCGGTTCATCTGAATCCAAAAGTACATATTCAAGGTTACGACCTTTTACATTGTTTTGATAATTCACATAATGCGAATCGTTTGCGTTGAAGCCGTCGTATGAATATACTGCTTCAGGTGGATTGCCAAAAGCACGTTCCGCTCCAAGCATTTGTCCGCCGATTAAAGGCACAAGAGGCGCCCATGTTATTTTCTGTGTCATTATTCAACTCCATTACGAAAAAATTTAATTGTTCTATTATTAATTATAATTCTAAACCGGCGAACTGTTTTACAAAGTGTTTAACACGATTATGTAAAAATGATCCATCAAATAGACCATCGCTTTCTAAGAATCTCCAAAGTTTATCCTGTATAGCTTTACGTTCCTGTGGGTTTTCTTCAAGGTAATCTATCTTTTCCCACATATCCTCAGCACTCTCAATTCTCAATATCTTAGGTATCGGTAAAATACTTTCAGTATCGTATCCTGGATGAAAGAATGGAATGATACCATATACTATCATCTTCCAAAATTTCTGAGTGACAAAGTTGCCCGTTGGTTGATGCGGGGGTGGAATGATTGTATATTTTGTTCTATAAAATTCATCTTCCACTTCAGCAATTCTTTTTTCCTCAAACATATGTGGATACTGAGTTGTAAATTCTTCAGCCCATTTTCCATATACTTTAACATCGGTACGTCCTTTATCAAGAAACCAATCTTTAATAAATCCGTCTCGAGATTGACC